CTGCCGGGGATTACTCGTTTTGGGGTCGGTCACCGAATCCAGGGAATCGGATTCGGTGATCAGCAGATCGCCCTCGATGGTGGCCACCAGTTGCAGCAAGTACACATCGTAGCGGAAGTAGGGCTCGGCGCCCCCGTAGTAGGCGGCCTCGGCGGCCTCCATCTTGTCAAGCTGGGCGAGCACATGCTGCGCGATGGTGGATCCTGCGCGCTTGATGGTGAATTTGGCATCGCTACTCATAGAGCCTATGCCCTCCCCGGATTAGCACACCCTGCCGCCGCTACCGTGATGGCCCTTGTGGCCCTTTCCGTGGTGGGCCTGGTGGTGGCCGCTGTGATGGGCATGGTGATGGGCGCCATGGTGCGGATGATGGTGGCGGCCATGGTGGGCGTGATGATGGCTGCCGTGGTGGCAACCCTTGTCATCTTTGTCGTGGTCGTTTTTGCTCATACCATCCTCTTGTAGCGCTCCAGGAGCGCCTCCGCCTCGGCGACATTGACGCTGATGGAGTTCCCCGAGCGAAAGGTCTGCGAGCGTTTGCCCATCGTCTGGGAGACCACGTTGTACGGATTGACAAAGGCGGCCAGCTCGTCGCGCAAAAAGTAGAGCACGGCGGTTTTGATATCGTCGGGAATCACCTGGTAGCCACCGGTGTAGGTCGTGCGGATGAGACCCTCGGGCAGGATCACCTGCCCGACACGGAAGCGGTACCAGCCTTGCGGCGCCTCCACCGTGATGCCACTCGTATCGATGGGGTTGTACGCATTGTCGAAGCTGTACGCATGTTCTACTGCGAGCAGCTGGATGATCGGGTAGTGCTTGACGAAGGCCACGCGGGTGAGCCCGGCATGTCTCGTCGGCAGGTGCGCGAGCGCCAGCTGGGCCGCCTGGCTCTGCAGCGCTTCGGTGTAGGGGTCGGCGCTACTTGAGCGTCCTGCCTCCGACACTTCTTTGTAGACACCTACGACACTGGCTCCCGCGTTGTGCGAGAACGCGCAGGGCGAGTCCAGGGTGAGCGTGCCCGGGTAGGGGCTGGCCCAGCTGCTTACCGACACCCCGCCGGGAGCGATGATCTTCGTTTCTTGCAATCCGCCAGTATCGACGATGACCGCCTGCTCATCCTTGTTGTCGAAGCCAAGGGTAGAGGCGACCGGGAGCGCGGTTTGCCCGGCAGTAATGCCGCCGGTGCCAACTGTGGTGGAGGGTGGCGCGCCGAGGCGTTTCTGGCAGAAGTTGTCGGCGCGCTGGGAGGCCCTGGCCAGCATTTTGTCCAGCACGCCTGCGCCAAGTTGGGACAGCTCTGCTGCGAGTGCGATGCCCAGCGGCAGCTCATTGAGTTCAGCAGGCGTCACATAGATGCGCGGCATAATGAGCCTCGCTTCCTAAAGCTGGAAACCGTAGGCAGCGATGGCGGTGACGGCGCCTGATGCGATCGCCGGGATATTGACGGTAATGGCGACATTCTGCCCCGAGGCCGGTACCGGGAAAGGGAAGGCCACCACGATCAGGCCGCCGAAGGTGGTGCTCTCGACGAGCTGGAGGTTCATGGTGCCGCCCAGCGTGCCACCCACGGTGGCGACGCCCGTCTGGTTGGCAGCCGGGTTGGCCGCGCTGATGATGAATCCAGCAATGTAGGTGGTTGCCCCGGGGACGCCTGGCAGCGTCACGGTAAGGGCGGCGCCGGCAGCTCCGGTGTTGCTGGCCGTGACCGGCGTCCCGATGAGGGCAGGGATCGGCTTGTAGTTGCCATCGAGTGGCTGTGCGACTGTCATGCCTCTCTCCTTCTTCTATAACTGGAAGCCGGTAACCGCGATCGAAGAGGCTCCCGCATTGGTGATGGCCGGCAGGCTCACGACGATGGCCGTGTTGGGCGCTGAGGCCGGGATGGGATAGAGCAGGGTGATCTCGAGCTCGCCGCCGTAGTTGCCGGTGGTGCCGGGGTTGGTAAACTGGATGGACCAGGTCCCGCCCAGGAGCCCGGTGATGGTGACAACGCCACTGACTGAACCTGCTACCCCGCCGATATTGGTGAGGATCGTAAAGCCGGTGAGGTAGGTGGTGAGGCCGGCGGCGGCGGGCAGCGTGGCGGAATTCGCAGCGCCTGCTGCGGCTGTGGCCGATGCCGTGACCGGGGTCCCAACGACCTGGCCAATAGAGCGATAGTTGCCATCAAGTGGCAGGGCGACTGTCATGCGCTACCCCCTTTTCTCTTCCAGGCGAGCGTTCTGGCGCACGCGGCTTGCGTGCTGGTTCTGCTCGCGGGCAGTGGCCAGGCGAAAGGCGCCCGATGAGAGGAGATCATCGACGTCGGCTTGCGCCACGACGGGCTCGCCTGCGCCATCGATCTCCACCAGGTGATCCTCGATCTCGTAGTGCCGCTCGCCAACGGAGATCCCGGCGAGCCGCATTGGAGCGCAGGCGATATGCCCGCGCTCGCACTCGTGATACAGCAGCATCGAAGGCCTCCTTTACGCCGTCTTGACGCGGCCAAGCTTGGCGCCAAAGAACGGGGCGCGCAGGGCGAGGGCCATGTCACTGGTTAAGGCGAACTGGCGCGTACGGGCATTGACCGGCGCCAGCATCTGGCTCTGGATCTCGTTGACGACAGCCACCAGCATGTACTCCGGGTCGCGCGGCACCAGGAAGATGTCCTCGGTGGTGGAGGTGGTACGCGGGAAGGTGACGCCATCGGGTGCGGCTGCCGCACCCGCGCTCTGGGTCGCATACGTCGCGAAGAGCGAGCTGCTGGTCGAAGGGATACCGGTATCGGAGAAACTGGTCACGGGGTTATCCGAGCCGTCTTTGGCCGGGATGATCGCGTAGAGGCTCTCGGTGCCAGAAGCATTGGATGCGGCGTTGGAGCGGAAGAGGCGGTAGGAGAGGATCGGGATGGTGTTGCCGAAGACGTCGGTGATGGTCGGGGTGGACCAGGAGACGGTCACATTGTGCCCGGCGGTTGGAGTCACGTTGGCCTCAGCAGATGCAACCGAGATGCCGTACTGGGTCACGGCTTCAAGCATGTAGTAGTACGCCTGGTTGGCGAGTTGCGACCCGGAGCCGCCGCCATCGACGGTGGTAATGGCGCCCATGGTGCCCTGGCTGGAGAGGAAGCTGGAGAAGACCAGCGGAATGCCACGGTACGTCTGCACTTCAAATCCTGCGTCGGCGGCCAGCATATTGTCGCCGACGACCGCGCCCGGGATGCCATAGTCATCGCGGGAGAAAATCTTGGTGAGGCCTTCATTGAAGCGTTGCTGCGCCACGAAGAGGCCGTTGAGGCGGCTCTGCATCTTGGGGGTCAGCAGGAAGAACCAGTTGGAATCGAGCTCTTCGGCGACCACGGTCTTGACGGCGTCGATCGTGCTGTCCAGCATCTGCAGCGTGAGCGCGGCGTTGCCGGCATCGAGCTTGTTCTGCGAGCTCGTGCCCAGTTGCACATCCAGGCCGTCCCACTGCGGGCGCTTGGTATTCAAGGTTGCCGCGGCAGAGCCCCACAGGTGCGCCATGGCCTCCAGCCACATCATGGCCTTGGCGGCGCCGGAGAGCTCCAAATCGAACAGGTTGCCATTGACAATGGCCACCTTTGCAGCGAAGGTCGAGACATCGATCTGGCTCTGCAGGTGCTTGATGAGGAACTTGTTCTGCACGTAGTTCGATTGTCCTGCGGCAACGTCAGTCGTCGAGGGCGCCTCAGTCGTGAACTGGGCCGGCGGCAGCGCGTTACGCTGGTTGAAGTAGTACGTATCCGTCAGCCAGGTCTTGCGCGGGATCGCTTTATACAGGGGGGAATACTTCCTGACGTACTCAAGAAGCAAACGGTCGATGATTTTGGGGACCAGTGACACGGCGCCCGATGCGGCGGTGAGTGTCTCACGCAGGTCCTCGAGGGTCGCTGGCATTGCTATCTTCCCTTCCTCCACACAGCCACACATCCAGTGATAGCGTGCGAATATGCCTATCTACTAGGCGCCGATCGGGGTCGTCCCGAACCTGTCGTCGTACTGCACGGCGTAGAGCTGCTCGAACTCCTTCAGCAGGAATTCAAAGTTGAGGTCGGCGGGCAGCGGGTGGGTGCGATCCGCCAATTCTTGCCATGACAGCCCGTTCATGCGCTCCTTAAGGTAGGAGCCGTGCATATACGGCTTCGCGCGATTTGGCATCGCAGTATCGGCGTTGGCGCCCGATACCAGGCTCTTGCGCTGCGGGGCTGCAGATGGGGGAGCGGTAATGGTCCTCAGCCGCTCTTCGAACCTGGCCTCAAGCGCCCTGGCCTGCTCTGCCAGCTTCTCTTCCAGGACTTGCTCAGCCGATTTTGGCGGCGCGATCTGGTAGCCCTGCGCTTCCAGGAGCGAGAGCGCCTCTTCGTTCTTCATGCGTGCATTCTCCTTGGCTATTAAGCGGTCATCATTGCCATCGCCATCGTAGTCGCCATCCATGCTGTTGGCGGCGGACTTTCCGCCCTCCGCGCACTCCATGCCCAGCGCTTTCGCCACGCCATCGTGCGCGACGGCCAGGTGCCCGCGCGTGGAGGCTGAGAGGCGCTTGCCAGCTTCGGCCAGCGGATTTTTGCGCAGGCTCTCGGTGACCAGGCGGCCGCGCGCACTCTCACGCGACGGGGCGCAGGCCATCTCCATGACGGTAGCGATGCGATCGTGCGCCTCCATCAGGCCTGCCGAGTGTTCCATGCCCTGCATCGGGCCGGGAGTATCGAGTTGCGGCGCCTGGTACATGCGGCTCCCGTAGCTGCCCTGGGAAGCAGTGCCATCAAGCGCGGGGGAATCGCCGCTGATGGGCGTGGAGGCCGGCGCCTGCGCCCCTTCCTTGAGTTTGTCGGTCATGGGTTCTCCTTCATCCTCCGCAAGCGCAATGGTATGCTGAGGGATGTTAAAAAATTCGGCCAGGCGCTCGTACTCGGCCAGGCCTTCCTGCGATTCCAGCAGGACATTGTTGATGCGCGCCACATCAGGCAGCCCCGGCGTCGTGGTGAAGTCGATGCCATCGAGCTGCAGGCTCTCGCCGCCGACCTGGGGATAGGCCTTGTGCTTGTCGGTGTAGAGCCGGGCATTGCTGGCGCGCAGGCTCTGCGTCTTGATGTAGCCGCCGGAGGCGAGCGTCGCCACGTCCTCACCGGCGCGGGTGCCCGGCACGTCAATGGTGGCGTAGGCTCTCGTGCCTTCCTTCCAGACGCGGGTGATCTTGCCGACCAGCTCCAGCGTGTTGTCGGAATCCGCCGAGCCATGGCTGATATAGCAGGTGAGCGGGGGATGGTTGCTATCGGCAAGGGCGATCTGCGCCGACTGCACCAGGCGGTCCACTGCCTCGGGTGGATACTGGCGGCCATTGAGCGAGACGGCATCATCTTCCAGGAAGCAGGTGGTGAGCGTGGCGATGCGCTGCCTGGGTACAAAGTGGGCATTTGTCGCGGCGATCTGCACGTTTTCTTTCGCCGCAGCTTTGGCCGTATCAGGCAGCGCATGGGCAAAGCCAAGGCGTTTGGCGATCGCGATGATCTTAGTGCGCACGGCAGCCGGGTCCGCCGCGTGCCCTGCCAGGCCCCAGGCGTCGGCGACGTCTGAGGTATCCTCGATGGGGTAGGTCATATTCGGGCCGGCGAAGTTCTCGGGGTGCGCTTTGTAGTACGCTTTGCGCCTGGCCGCGGTCCACTTGGCTTCGTAGAGGGGTATCGGGGGGGCTGTTTTTCTTGTCATCTTCCAACCAGCCTTTTCAAGCGTGCCTCCCACGCTCAGATCTGCAGAGATATATCGATGTTAGCGGAACGCCCTGATCCACCCATTGAGATCGGTGAGCGTTCGCAGTTCCTCGCGCAGCACTGCCCGTATCTCCTCGCGCACCATGGCGCGCAGGGCTGCCATATCACTCTCGGAAAGCGAGGCGCATATGGTGACTGTTGGAGCCTCCAACGCTCCAGGATTTGATCCAATGAATGGAGACACATAGGTGCCCGATGTCATCACAGGATCAAAAAAGTGTATTTCACTGTCCATAGTCACTCCACAATCTCGTAGTCGCACTGGCAATGGGGATGCAGCGGCGGGATGTAGCCACCCGATGGAAACGCTTTGCCCAATTCCCTGACCTCACCGTGGTTGGGGGCGCAGTGGTCGCAGCCGGGATGCGCTTTCCAGCGGATCTTCTTCACGCCCTTCGCTTTGAGTTCGGAGAGGGTCTGTGCAATATCAGGATCTTTCACCTGCCAGTCGCCGAAATCAGCGGCTTCGGTCGCCTTCCTTAGAGAAAGCGGGAAAGCGTAGCGATCGTCGCCTACCGCAAGCCACAACGTATCCAGGTCGAGGGCCACCGGTGGTACACTCTCGACCGGCATAGATGCTGAGGCCTCGATGTAGGCCAGGGTAATGTGTGGCGTGTAAGCGAAATCATTGGCCACTGTGAAGCCTTCGCCTTCCAGGTGCTGCACAAGCGCTTCTCTGAACGCCTGGAGCCCCTGCACATCCACCGATGCGTAGACTGGCGAGACGCCATCTGAGCTAGCAGATGGATTGAAGCGGCCTACGCCTGAGACCTTGCCTGAAAGCGGCGAGGCCATGTCGGCAAAATTGGCAATGCAGCCCTTCAGATGATCCAGGCTGCCTGCAAAGTCAGTTGTGTCACCGAGGAAGGCAAGCGTGATATGCAAATCCTCGGGCTTCTCGCCGCCTGGCTGCGCAAGCGCATGGAATGCATCAGGCTTCAAAAAGAAGGCGACCATCATGCCAGTGTGCTCTTCTAAGATGGCGGGCCGCAGGCTTTCCCTGGCTTTCTTTGCAGGAGGCCCTGGAGGCACTCCTGGCGGTTGCTCTTCACTACCTGGTGGCGATGGCGCCTTCTGGCTCTGTGCGGGTTGCATAGCAGCCTGCGCGCCCTGCAGGGATACTGCCGCCTGCTCGCGCTGCTCTTCCACCAGGTCATCGAGGCGCTCCACCGGCACGATGTCGCGCGAAGCCACGATCACCGCCGTATCGCCGCCTTCTTTATAGTGTTCTTTGCCGCGCTCGTGGCGCACCTCGTTGATAGTCGAGCTGCCATTGCGGATGTTCTTGTCCTGGATGTCGGTGACGTCTTTGTCGTTCCTGTAATCGGCGTAGTGGGTGTTGACCACCCAGTCGTAGATGCCGAAGCCTTTCTGGACGATGCGATAATTGATCTTCTCGAAGATGAGCTGGCGTGTGGGATCGCAGGCATTGAACTGGAAGGTCTTGGCCTGACTCTCGCCGGTGCCGGTGCCAAGCGATGCCGTTTCGATGACGCCCACCTCAGCGGGCGGCACCTGGTAACCGGAGAGGATCTCCTCGCGCATTACAACGCCGCCTTTTTCAAAGTCGATGTCGATCGTGCCCTTGGTGTCAGTCACAAGCTTGGCGCCGCCGTACATCACCGGCGGGACGTGGGCATTCTGGCTGCCGGTGTAGTTTTCCTTGAAAAATTTGATGTAGCGCTGGGCATCCTCGATGGTCGAATCCTCCCCCAGTTCGACTGAGAAGCTGGGCTTGGCACCGTTCTTGAAGAAGCGGCTGATCCAGTCGGCCATGTGCTGTTTGGTATTGACCGGCCCAAGGATGCGCTCGATGGGGGAGAGCGCCTTCATCGAGGCCCGGGGGTCCGGGTACCAGAAACGGATGATCTCGTCGGGCTCAAACTCGACGGTTTCCTGCGTATTCTCCATCGTCTGCACGTAGCCAAGCACCTTGCCATGCTTGTCGAAGCGGCAGGTCATGGTCTGGCAGTCGACTTTGTGTAGTTCGCAGGGCTCGCCCTTGCCGTCTTTGAGGACCTCCAGGAAGCACTCGCCGTAAATATCCAGGTCAGTCGAGATGGAGCGGATGAGCTGGAGGAAATCGAAGTCGGGATTGACGTAGCGGATCAGCTTTTTGAGCTTGTCGTGATTGGCCGGGTTGCCCTTGCCCTGCTCCACTTCCTCGATGATGTAGCCGCCACTGGTGATGCGCTTGGCTTTGGCATCGACTGCCGCGCTGATCCAGACGATCTGCATGTACGCCTTGTAGAGCGTGTCCTTGCGCTCATACTCGGTAAGCATGCTGGTGCCGGCCCGGCGCATGGCCGGGGAGATACCGAAGGCCTCGTTTTCATCGTAGGCCATCGAAAGCGAGCGCGGCTGCCTGGCCTTCGTCACTACCGCAGCGCGTACCCGACGCGCCTCGCCGAAGTCAAGGGGTGCATTCCTATTCGCTTTTCTGCGCCTGCCGCCACGTCTTGACACATATCACCTGTTCTTGTCTTAGTCCTCAAGGTAGCCATTCCGCAAAAAACCATGGTAGTTTCCGCATTGAATACTCCCGGCACCAGCGCTACAGGTTTGCCCTTGCTTATCGACGGTGATATTGGGCGGCCTGCCATGCCGAATCCAGCAGTGATGCCATTCCTGCTTCCTGTCATCGGGTATGGTACAGTTGTTCGCCTGGCTATCAATAATCCATTCGCCGCCTGGCGTCTTCACCACAAGTGCATGCTCCCCCTGTGGAGTACAAAACTGGTCATGCCACCAGGCGTACCACATGGCTCCTGCGGGAGCCTCGCGCAAGGTCATTTCCTCGCCAGTATCGACACGGCGATAGATGGTCTCACCAAAACGCTGCCACTGGTCGCGCTCCTGAAAGGCGTAGCCGCAGGCGCAGGCGCTCGGCCAGCGTGGGTCATCATGCGCTGGAGCAGGTTTCAATCCGTTCGTGATATAGCCTTGTTCATCATGCTCGGTGGCCTCCTCGCAGAATGGTGCTGAGGCATTGTGATAAAAGCCATTCTGAGGACATTCGTTCTTGCCTTGGGTATAGCGTCGCAATGCGATACGTTCCCGCCCTGTCGGTTCCAGGAGAAAGCATTGAATACGTGCCATAGTTATTTCTTACGCCTCCATCCTGCCTGTCACAACCAACCACCTGAGATAGCGCCAGTAGCGCGCAATCGGCGCACGGTCGCTCCTGCCGTTCTGATACTGGTGCCTCAGGTGCAGCAGTGCCGCGATTTCCTCTTGTGTAAAGTCGTGCTCAGCCAGCCAGCGCACATCCGGGCTCTCCATCTCGCGAGGGTCGGTCATCATAGCTACCTCCATGCCTCGGCCTGGCTGTCCTCATCGTCTTCGTCCTCGTCCCCATCCTCGTCATCGAAGGCCACGCCACCGACCCGGCCCGCTCCCGCGAGCTGCAGAAAGGCGCCGGATGAGCCATCGACCTGGTCATCGTGGATGCCCTTCGTCGGAAACGCCACCAGCTCGTTGATGTAGGGCTCGTTCCAGAGGGCGCGCAGGATTTTCACGTTCCTGCCTTCGCATTGCGAGGAGTAGGGCCCGGCTCGTACCACCTTGTCGCCGGTCGAAGGGATGCCATGGAAGGTGTAGCCAGCCAGGATTTTGCGATACGTCGCAATGGTATGTTTGCCGCTGGAGCCCGGCTCCTGTTCCATGTAGATCGCGCATGACTGGCCATCGAGGGCCGCCGTGGTCTTCACCAGGTGCTCAACGCCCCCTGGGGAGAGGCGATCGCGCTGCACGTCCAGCACGTAGTAGAGGCCATCGACGCGCCCCATTTTGACGCCGGCGGTGTAGTCGGGGTCATCGTCGCCGCTATCTTCGGTGGCCGCCAGGTCCCAGAAGCGCACGACGCGTTCGAAATGTGCTGGAGCGGCGACGATGACCCCGAACCATTCGCGCTTGAAGATATTGCCCGACGGTCTGATGTTCCAGTCGCCGTAGAGCAGCCGCTGGCGTTCAACCAGAGGCAGCGCCTTGAGGTTTTTCAGGTACTCCGGGTTGGTCGCCAGCAGGATCTTGTTGTCGTAAATGCGGGCTGCAATAAACGTGCAGCTCTTGTCATCCGGATGGCGCCGCCCTTTGGGCAGCCACACGATCTCGTCGCCCTCGACGATGAAGTAGCGAATCTCTCCGCTTGTCGCGCGATCCTGCTCCGGCCATTTGTCGTCCACCCAGGGTGCCAGGAATCCCTTGGCCCAGTGATCGGCATCGGGATTCGTTGTCCCGCGCATGCGAGGCCTCACGCCACAGAGCGAACGGTTGCGGCTGAACATGTACATGACCTGCGCCCGGGCAAAATGTGTCAATTCATCGAAGCCGATGAGTGCAATCTGTGACCCTTGCCAATCGAAGCGATCGCTCTCGTACTGCATGTGGCCGAAGCGAATCTTCGTCTTATGCTCTGGCCACACAAACTCGAGGCGCGTTTGCTTCGGGGTGCCGCCGGCCAGCGGGTAGAGTTTGCCTGCCTCGTCCCACAGTCCGCCCTCCTGGGTGAGCTGCGGCGAGGTCCTGCGGAAGATCACCGCGCCGAAGCCCGGCACCGGTGAGAGCGCCGCATAGCGCAGCGCATCGAGGAGTAGTGCCCACGATTTCCCACCGCCGGCAGCGCCCCCGTAGATTGCCACATCAGCATTGGTCCGCAGGAAGCATTCCTGCGGCCCTGGCTGCGGGCGAATGATGGTCGTTGTAGCACCCGCCGTCAGCATGGGCCTCGTTTCTCCGCTTCCCGACTTCCCACGTGTAAAATAGACTGCAAACTCTTGCGTCAACCGCCAGGGTTTCGCCCCCTGTATGCGCCTCATCCAGGATGCTCCAGGTCGGCCTGGACCGTTAAGGGAGCCACCCATGCCGCGCCAGCTTTGACCAGTCGGCGCGGCCCACACCACCCATCACGCTAGCGTGATACTGGCCTCCCCAGTCTGCTCATCGGGGACCGGCTCAGCTTCGGCGGCTTTTTGTTGCCTGGCTGCCCTTTTGCTCAGTCGCTCCATCTTGTGTAATTGCCTTAGTAATTGTGCGCGCAGGTGCCGTATCTGCAGGGCCTGCTCATGGCGCCCGTACGCCTCAAAAGCCCGGCGCTGGCCGCGGTTGAGCCGCGATGGATCAAACTCAAGGCTGTATACATCCCGAGGCTGTGGCTTTTTGGTGAAGTCACCGATGATCATCGTTGCGTCTCCAGTTTGGGGGTGTATTCGAAGCGGAAGCAGGGGTAGTAGTCGTAGTAGTCCTGGGTGCCGAACTCGAGCCAGCAGTGGCCGTCGGCAACATCGATGAGCCTATAATATTCATTGTAGCCATCGTCGGATTCAATCACACGCACGCGAGCAAGCGACTGGGCAAAGAAGATGCCGTCGGCACAGTCGCGGCGCATCACCGTATCCAGCAGAGAGCGGTAGCCGTCATCCTCGTCCTCGATGGCCTCCCAGACCATGTCATCGAGCTTGAATTTATTGAGGTCCACGCCGTAGAAGTCGGCCTCGAGGCCTCTGAGCGCGTCGAAGGCTGCGGAGATGGTCATCGCTCGCCCTCCGGAGGACCGTCGATCCACAGGATATGGCGCTTGCCCTGGTGGCCGTGTTGAAAGAGGAGTTCTTTGAGGCTGTGGTAAAGCGCGGTGTCGGAAAGCGCGCGCGTGCGGGATTTGGTGTAGAAACGCAGAGCGACAGTGCCATCTTCGAAGAGAACACCGGTTGCAATGGGGCTACTGGTATATTCTTTTTCAGCCAGGTAAAAGCGGAAACACCTGGCTTCCAGCACGCGCTGTGCCTGGCTTGTGGCCTCAGCAAGCTGTCCGAGAGCAGTACGAAACTCATCAAACGAGGCGGATATGTCGGATGGCTGTTCTTTGCGAGGCCTATGCGGCTGCCCCATATTCCTGTCAAAATAGTCCACTGTTATTCCTCCTTAAAATCTGTTTTCTTGGCCAGCAGGTAGGTATCACTGACATACTTCAGCACGACGCGGCCAATCTTGGGATGGTTGTGTTCGACAAGCGGCTTCACCACGACGCCTTCTCTCAGGTGCGAGGCCTCCAGCATGGTCGGACCCTCGGAGAGGAGGCGTATCGTCTCCAGATTGAAGGTGTCGAAATCGAGGAGTGGCGCCGTCGGCACATTGAACTTGTGACAGAGCAATTCAAAGGTCGCCCAGTCGAGGTAGTGGCCATCGACGTAGAGATCGAAGGCGCGATATCCTGCATGGCCCGCGGCGCCGTAGTCCAGGCTCTGTACCGCGGCGCCGAAGATCTCACCGAAGAGAATGACCTGCTTGTGATGCCTACCCAGGTACTCGATCAGGCGTTCCACGACCGGCTTCGGACTCCAGTAGAGCTCGTCACCCGGGCCGCGCTCGACATTGTGCGAGCCGGCCAGCCACTCGCCCTCGATTATGCCGATTCTATTGTTCGTGCCATGGATCTTCTCGGTCACGACGACCAACTCGTTTTCATCCAGGATGTCCGGATAGTGGCGCAGGTTCTCGATGTCGGTGTAGTGGATGAAGAGTGGATGCCGCGGCGTGGGATGCTCATGCGGCTGGTGCCAGTGATTCGATGGGTCATTGTCGCGGCAGGGCGGTTCCCACTTCACCGCGCCGTAGTGCTCAGCCACATTCTGGCCGGGCTCCCAGGCTGCATCCTCGCAAGGAATGACCAGGCCGAAGGAGGGCTCGCCGCGCAGCCGGGTTGCTCTGATACGCTGCTTGGAAAGATATTGTGTCACCTCCAGGCGGTCGGAGAGTTCCACAGGGAGGACGGTATCAATCGGGAAATAGATGACATTGTCGCCGGTCTTGAAGGTGCCGCGCTTGATCACGACTTGCCAGCCCAGGACCTGGGCAATGTCAAGCGTATCCGCGTTGGGGTGAGGACGAATGTCGCTAATGGTAGTGATGGGGACAACCAGGCTGCTCACTGCTTTCTCCTCTGTGAGAAGTGGGGGATGGCTGGCCAGCGTGAAACTGGCCAGGCCACCAACATCGGGGCATTGTCGCCGGGACCAGGTATCCCGGCGAAGGGGTACGGTGCGAGGATCAATCGGGGATTGTAAAGGAGCTATTTGATAAGCATCTGTGTCGTTTGTCGAATAATAATTCGCCTCCGACAAATAACTTTTCGCTGCATCAGAATGCTGGAACGGCAAAATCGGCATGCTCTGCCATATAACTTTTCCAGTCGAGATGTGAGACCCTGAGCGCAGCGAAGGGTGACAGAAACAGTCATTTTCGCCAGACTCACGAAAATTTATCTGACAGAAATGACGCCGCATCTGAAGCCCTCTCAGTAGGCCACGCGAAAAGAATTGCGTCAGAAGCGATATCCTTTCGATGTTCGTAGGTCCCCGATTTATCGAGGGACTCTGCCAAATGAAGACTGGAAAAGTTACATGGCAGAAGCCATCAGCCATCGTACAACGTCGATCAGCCTGCAAAGGGAATCGACAGCAAAACAACGAAAAGTTATCCGTCGGAAAAAACGAAGTTTTATGAGTCAAACAACAATCTGTTAACTTTGTGTTAAGTGTCTGATACTCGCCTCCGCCAGCGCTGCACGCGCAGCTTCCATCACCTTCGTTGTGAGTCCGCTCTCATTGATTGCCTGCGTGACGGCATCGCCGACGAGGCGTGGCACGAGCTGATTCACCTGGCGGCGCACTTCTGCCGCGAAGTTGAACGTTGAGAGCGCGGCATTGAGTTCCTGCTCAAGCTGCGCCTTAAGTTCCATCTGGCGAGCGTCGAAGGCGTGTATAATGGCCTGTCGCATGTAATCGACTTCCAGCCTGACTGTGATCAGTCCATCTATCATAGATCATTCCTCTCGATTTGCTCTGCCGACAGATCGTCTTCCTCCTGGTCCACCT